TTATGGTTTCTCCTTAATCACAAATTCAGTGCTGGCGGCAGAGAGCGGGCGAGCCGGACGGCCATCGTTTTCGGTCGGGAAGGATTCGTGTTCCTGCGGACCTTTTTTGATAAGTCGCACCATGTAGCTGTAACCAACGCCGAACACCGAGGTATAGACGACAATAAAGGCCAGCAGGCTTACGCTCATATGCAGATCGCCATGGGCAGATACCGCATCTGACGTGCGTTGCAGACCATAAACGACCCATGGCTGACGACCCACTTCGGTGGTGACCCAACCGGCAAGTATTGCGATCAGGCCGGACGGTCCCATCAGCAGAGCGAACCACAGGAAAGGACGCGAGGTATAAACGCGCTGCCTGTAGCGCAGCCAGACGGCGACAATGCCTAACAGCAGCATCAGCATTCCCAGCCCCGCCATGATGCGGAATGACCAGAAGACGATGGTCGAGTTCGGGCGATCCTCTTTCGGGAAATCTTTCAGCGCTGGCACCTGTTTATCCAGGCTGTGCGTCAGAATCAGGCTGCCGAGGGCCGGAATTTCCAGCCCATAGCGGGTGCGCTCTTGCTCCATATCTGGCCAGCCAAATAACAACAACGGTGTCGGTTCACCGGGTGGATTCTCCCAGTGGGCTTCAATCGCCGCAATTTTGGCGGGCTGATGTTTTAACGTATTCAGGCCGTGCATATCACCGACCATCGCCTGAATTGGCGCAACAATCAGCGTCATCCACAGCGCCATGGAGAACATGTGACGAATAGCGGGCGTGTTGTTACCGCGCAGAAGATGCCAGGCCGCAGATGCACCCACGAACAGGGCGCTGCTCAGGAATGCCGCAATGGACATATGGAACAGGCGATAGGGGAAGGAGGGGTTAAACACCACTGCGAACCAGTTGACCGGGACCACCACGCCGTTGACGATCTCATACCCCTGAGGGGTTTGCATCCAGCTGTTGGACGCCAGGATCCAGAAGGTCGAAATAATGGTGCCCAGCGCCACCATGCAGGTGGAAAAGTAGTGCAGCCCCGGCCCGACTTTGTTCCAGCCAAACAGCATCACCCCGAGGAAACCGGCTTCGAGGAAGAAGGCGGTCAGCACTTCGTAGGTCAGCAGCGGGCCGGTAATACTCCCCGCGAACTGCGAAAATCCGCTCCAGTTGGTCCCGAACTGGTAGGCCATCACCAGCCCGGACACCACGCCCATGCCAAAGTTGACGGCGAAAATTTTGGACCAGAAATGGTACAGCGAGCGCCAGACGGGGTTTTTGGTCTTCAGCCAAAGCCCTTCCAGCACCGCCAGATAGCTGGCGAGACCAATGGTGATCGCCGGGAAAATAATGTGGAAGGATACGGTAAAGGCAAACTGTATCCGCGCAAGGTGAAAAGCATCCAAACCAAACATGCAAAACTCCGCGATGTAATTATGTCGATGCCATTCTAAGCCGCGCCAGCTCTGGGTTGCAGAGACAGACCTGACCTATTTACCTATAACAGTTTCCCCACCTAACAACCTCTTCCCCAAAATCCCCCCAAAACTCTTCCCCAAAACAGCTCACTTACTGAGCAGAAATAAACGTCCATCCATCCTCGCGTTCATCGTGGTACATCTCCGTCATCGCTGCTGATTTATGCCCCAGCAACTGTTGAGTATCGATCCCCTGTTTTTCGTATAAACGTTCCGACAAAGAGCGTTGTTCATGGAATGAAGTCGGGGTTTTTTCCTTCGGGTGGAACAATACCGACATGGTCACGGCAACGTGCGAACATGGTGCTCGCTGTGGCTTTGTTGATGGGATCGCCTGACCTGTATTTTTTCGTCGTTCTAACATGATGGACAAGGTAAGCACTCAGTGCATTATCACGACATCTATCAACTACTTCTCCCAGCGACAGGCCAATTGCCTCGCAACGAAGAGAAAGGGGAAGGGCGAGTTTCGTGCCAGTCTTACCCTGCTCGATGTATAAATATCCGTCCTTAATATCCTTGAATTTCATCTTCAGGATATCCGATAAGCGCTGCGCGGTGACGATGGCCAGCATCAGCGCATTAACTGCCCAGGGTGACTCATATCTTTTCGCATGCTCGAAAATCAGCATCCATTCTTCCAGCTTCAGACGTGCACGGGTGACTTTTATCTGAGGTTTTCGTGTCGCTATGACCGGGTTGAATCCAGGGGGCACTTCTCCTGCAAACTGAGCCTCTTTAAAAATATCGACCCAATCTGATCTGATGTTCTTGGCTTGGCTGAATTTACCCTGGTCAATAAATTCCTCAATAATGGCGGCCATCTCGCGCGATCCTACTTCCTTAAGTGGTGTATTAGCTACTCGGCTACAAAGGAGGTTAGCGGCGCGTTTACGGCCCTCAACCGTTGATCTGGATAGCTCTCCTTTTTGAAGTTTTTTATCCAGCAGTGAGAGGTATTTTTCCACCCAATCCTTGAACCAAACGTCGACTCCGTTGCCGGCACGTTTCTTTTTGGCAAGATCGATCAGGGCAAAACTCTGTTCTACCTGATGGGAAGCGAACAGTCGATTCAATTCCAAAGCTGCCGCCTTCGCGGTTTCTTCACAGGTGCCGAAGCTTTGCCAGGTTTGTGTGAATGGATCTTTGTACTGCCAGTAAACTTTGTTGTTTCGCTTATCGAGTTTCACGTAAAGGTTTTCGATATCGATATTGTGCTTACGAGGTGCGGCCATTGATCACTTTCTCCACGAGGTTTTTCGCCGCTTCAGGGAGATTCTGAGAAACTTTGGGTTTACCTACACAGCCAATGAAAATGGCATCCTCATCGACAACCCAGCGCCTCCCATCTTTTGTAGCAGGAGGGAAAATCTGACCTGTTTTCGCCAGATAATTAAGCCTGGATTGTTTCTGTGGGTAGTCGAATCCGTTTGGACCTTTAGCCCAATCCTGAAGCAAAACTTTTTTGGTCATGAGTCACCTCACACCCGACCTGCAATGTATAGCTGGTCGGGCATCAAAACTGAATTACGAAAATCACTTAATTAAATTGTTTATCAATTCAATTTCCACTATTTCCCCGCGAGTTAACTTGTAGAGCAACGAACAACAAAAAGGGCAGTTGGAAAACGTGTCCCAGACTTCACCTTCAGGCGCTTCAGTGGTTTGTAACTTCTCAAGACATTTAGGGCAGTTATAAGCGATCTCTGTAGGGAAGCCAGAAAAAAAACCAAAAGCTCAAAATTATCTGATGAGTTTGAAGCTGTTTGGGCTGAATACCCTAAGCGAGCTGGCGGTGCTGACAAGGCAGGTGCTTTTAAATCCTGGAATGCGAGATTGCAGGAGGGCTTTACGGTTGAGGAGATTCGTGAAGTGGTTCTCCGCTATGCAAAATACGTTTCTGCAAGCGGGAAGGCCGGTACTGAATTTGTGAAGCAAGCAAAAACATTCTTCGGCCCTTCAAGACACTTCAACGAAGAATGGATCGCTCACCCTGCAAAGCCTGTGCAGGAAATGGGCGGGGTATCTAAGCCAGATAAGTCCATTCCTGGTGGATTTGTGGGGTAAACATGCGTGATATGTCAGACGTTTTGAAACGACTTCTGCGGATTGTTCCTTCTGGAGTTCAGCCTAAATTTTCTAGTGCTCAGGAGCTTATGGCCTGGCAGCAGGAAGAGGCCCGTAAACATGCCGAAAAATTAAACCGTGAGAATAGCCGCACCAGGATGGAGAAAACCTTCGGACGCTCAGGCATCCGCGAACGTTATCAGAACTGTACTTTCACAAATTATGCCGTCAAGGACGATGGGCAACGTAAAGCCCTATGTATGGCGAAATCATGGCTAAATAATTCTGGAAACGGTTGCGCTTGTTTCGTGTTTAGTGGCTCCCCTGGCACTGGTAAAAATCATCTTGCGGCAGCAATTGGGAATGCGCTTCTCGCCCAGCAGAAAACAGTGTTGATTATCACCGTTGCGGATGTCATGACAGAGTTTAAAGCCGGTTTTAATGGCGGGAAAACAGAGGCGGAGCTTATGGACGAAATGTCTCGCGTGGATCTGTTGGTGCTGGATGAAGTTGGCGTTCAAATGTACTCGCAGTACGAGAAAGTCATTCTGCATCAGATTATCGACCGAAGGACGGCTATGCTCAAGCCAGTTGGAGTTTTGACTAATCTGAATGCAGAGGAACTAACGAAAGCCATAGGAGAGAGGGCCTTTGATCGTCTTCAAATGGGAGGGGGTATGTGGGTTATTTTCGACTGGACTAGCTTTAGATCCCGTGTGTAAAAACTTTTGCACGAAGATAACGCCTTATCCAGAAATTACGCGACAATAAATATCGCTTTAATAATTTAAGCGATATTTATCCGATTAAAATCGCAAAGAACAATAATATTTATCAAATAGATTAAAAAAGCAACACTGTGATGAATTGCTTATTGTTGGTCAATTTATGATCAGCCTGGGTTAGTAGGACATAAAATGCAGGTGTAAATTTCAGCTTGTAGAATTCATTATGTTTACTTGGTAAGACGTGATGAATGTTTTAAGAGGTATCAAAAGGAGTAACTCAGTGCATATACCAAATCACTTGATTCATGGCTTAAATGAAAGCAACAGACCATTTGTCGTGTACAGGCATGATGATGGTAATTTCAAGTGTGGCTATGTTCTTAAATCCGATGAATTTATAGCGAGCATTACATCATTAACTGAGCTTGCTGAAGCGGCAGGAATGCAGATTGTCGAATCGCGTCACTTTCCTATATAATAAGCAAAGGGTCTGAACAACCCAGCTGAAAACACTGTGCCACCGGAGAGAACGATGGCACAGATTATACAACTCTTTAAATCTTCACCCACCACCCTGACCACGGCTACGCCCGAGGCCAGCGATTTTTTGCAACGTATCAAAATTGGCGTGTGGCTTAACTGCGACGTTAAGCTTGTCCGAAATTACCTCTTTCATAAACGCTTCTTCGCGCTGCTGAATCTTGGGTTCGAATACTGGACACCGAGCGGCGGGGCGATCACTCCTGCGGAAAAAGAATATCTTCACGGGTACGTGCGATACCTGATCTCAATGGCCGGTAATGATGATCTGTTGACTGAGACGGAAAAGGTCTACAACGAAACTCACGGACAATGGCGAACGAAAGAGGTGGCAATAACCAAATCTTTCGAGGCATTCAGAAAGTGGGCCATCATCGAGGCGGGCTTCTTCGACGAGTTTATCCTTCCTGATGGCACCCGCCGCCGCGAAGCAAAATCTATCTCTTTCGCCAACATGAAAGAAGCTGAATTCTTCCAGGTCTACAAGGCTGTTTTTACCGTCCTGTGGAACACCATTCTGTTTAAAAAATTCCGCAACTATCAGGAAGCCGATAACGTAGCCATGCAGTTGCTGGAGTTCGCTGCGTGAAGAGAAAACCAGACCTTCGCAAAGCGGCCCGTGGGCGCGAATGCTCAATTCGAATCCCTGGCATCTGTAACCACAATTCCGAAACCTCGTGCCTGGCACATTACCGCCTAGCGGGTACATGTGGTACCGGATGCAAACCTGATGATGAACAGGGTGCCATTTCCTGTAATGCCTGCCATGACGTGATAGACGGACGCGTAAAAACCAAAGAATACACCTACGAGGAACTTCGGCTTATGCACGCTGAGGGAATTCTTCGCACACAAAAAATCTGGCGAGATGAGGGGTTACGATGAACGCACAGCAACTGGAATATGTACGCATTCAACTACGCGCTGCGCTGGTGGATGATTCAGGCGGTACTAAAGGGCAACTGGAGGCGTTCGCAGAGCATCCACCAGCTGATAAGGACCGTAACCCACGTAAACATGTTCATATGGTAGAGCTGGACAACGGTCGCGGTGGAGTTCGTCGCGTTAAAGCGGAAAATAGCGCTCTGTACGTCCTTGAGACACGCAGCCGCCGCCCTATGCCTCCGTTGAGAGATGGGGCTTTTTCTTCGTGTGCGTGGCGCAGGGCAGTTCTGTTACTACCTAAGCCGCAACAGGCCTGGATCAAATACTGCTACGGATTTGATTTGAAATATTCGCTTCAGGTTGATATCTGCGAATATGTGTGGAATAGCTTTCAGGATTTTCATGTCAAAAGACCTCTCCAGTCTCGTATTATAAAAGATATGGTCAGGCTGGTCTGGATCTCTGTGCAGGATGTTGCGACGAAGAGAAAAAACGAAAAATATAAGGAGTACGCTGGTAGTGCACTGGCAGAGATGATTAATGTTTCGAGACAAGCGTGGCATAAGTCACGAGCAACAAAATGGGAAACATTAAAAATGGTCTCGGAGCGTCTTGATGAAGCTGCAATAAAAGCTGTCTGGGAAAATTACAAGTTACTTATGCCTGATGACAACCATGATTAAAGGTTGACAAAAAAGGCCTGATTTCGTCTAATGTTGATATATTGCCAGAATTATAAATACCCGCCAAAGCGCGGGCTTTTTTATAAGTTAAAGCAGGAGAGCACATTACGCCGTCCAACTAATCAGGTGTGGTTTGTTGGGTAGTGTGCTCTCCTACCGTGATTAAAGTTGCGTTAAATTATTAGTCTGCTAATGTTAAATGGCATGCTCGAAATAATATGCTTTTAAAACGTGATGAATCCCTCTGAGCTTAGGTGGCGCAACAGCTAAGTTTGAAAGCAATAGAGCGTCGCGAGAGTAGGTGGCTGATCTAGTGCACCCGACAACATGCTAGATACTTCCCTTTGCCCTATTGGATGTTCATCAACCAGTCTTTTGTATCAGCCCGTCAAAAATGATAGCGATGTTTGAATGTGATACCTCATAATCGCTTTGAATCAAAAAACTCCTCAGTAAAATATAAATAAATTTGATCTAATCGTATAGATGTTAGGGGGTTAACGCTGATAAGATATCCTTTCTAAAAGGAGGTTTCTATGGCTTGGCAAGGTTTTCCATTTCCTTATTTCAACAGTATTGCGGATCATGTATCCATTGCTCTTAGTACAATACCTAAAATTATAGTTGAAACACCCACAGACTTAACTAGCCCTCTAGTGACTGCAGGGGCAGTTGTAATTGGTGGTGCCATTCCCGCTGCAATCGCGTGGAGAACATTCAAATATAGTTCTAAACAGCTTAAAGAAGACCGAGAAGAACAGAAATCTATGTTTCGTGAAGAGCGAATAGCTCAAAATGAATCATTAGAAGCTGAAAGAAAATTGCAGCTCGTAATTGCAGAGAAAAATTTTAACTTACAAGTGCTTTCCACTAATCGGCAGGCGTGGATTAATAAAGTCAGAGATTTGATCTCAGAATGCTGCGTTTTAGGTGAGTCATTATTTGATGCGAATCACCGCTTTTACACAGCAAGAAATAATTTTGATAAAGCTAGTGCTGATGTTGATGATGATGGGAATGTTAAATCTAAATCTAATTTTGAATTGGCTTTTGAAGAATTGAATGCTGCTAGTCATGCCGTAGATTTGGTCAGAAGTAAAATCGATTTGGTTTTGGTTAAAATCAGGCTCATGTTAAATCCAAATGAAACTGATTCTAGAAATATAATTATTTGCTTGATGAGGCTGAAATGCAGGGGATCTGAGCTTTCATCCCAAGAACAAACATATACAGAAACATATCCAAAAATGCGTGATGATATTGAAGAAATAATTTATCTAACACACATCTGCTTAAAAAAAGAATGGGAGAGAGTAAAAAACGGCACTTAGATTTTTTGTTATTTATTTTGTTCTAATTAAAGCAAAATAAATTAGATTGCGCATTTAGAGTAGGCCGCAATCTTGTTGGTCTTTTTACGGTTTACCTGTTAATGTGAATTGATTTGTTCTTGCGCTCTTAATTTTTGGGGTCGGCATATGCGTTATATTTCCTTTGCGAAGAGTATGGGTTTAATCATGATTAAATTTTATCATTTTATTATTTCATTACACATTTAGAATGCCTGGTGCCTATATTATATGTGCGAGAGTCAGAAATAACAGTGCATGATTAAGGCGAGAAAAAGATGCTTCAATCCATCTTTAAACAACAATAATACTTCAAAGTTGTATATGTTATTGATATGTATATATTTTATGTTGGATGCTTGTGTGTTTTTTACGTGAAAATAATTGTTGGTTCATGTATGCTAGGTTATGGATTTTTTAAGAAATGAGTTGTGTGGTTATGGAACAAAATAGCTATTTTGATAAGGCTCGGAAGGAAATTCCTTTAGTCACTATGCTCGTTGTTGTATTTTATTTTTTTTCTTATTTCTTTCAGGTTGGCTTGTCTTTTTTCTGGGGGTACCCCTCGGAATATATAGAAATAAATTTAGATGTTATGCTTGCAACGTCTGCTGCTTTTCTTATGGTTGCTTTGATAGCAAGCCATTTGCTTGAGGGTTTGATTAATGGCGGTAAGTTGCCATTTTTCACAAGTGTAATTTTCTGTTGTTTTTTTTCTCTTGTCATTAGTGTTCTCATGTTTGGGTATAAATCCACATTTGATTTATTTCGAGGAATAGGATCGTTTGAACACTTATTTGTTTTTGCTTTTGTGGCTTGTAGTTTCTATGCGGCAAATGGGGTGCGTAATATCTTGGCGCAGCCGTTTAGTTTTTCTGGGATGCCAACGACTATATTAACGGTTATTAGCCTATGTGGTTGCGCCACCCTTTCTGGTGTAATGTATTCCATGATGCCATGGAGAGGCTATTTAAATGTTGATGGGGTGATATTAGTGGCAAAATACTCCGATACTATTATTTTGGGGCAGTGTAAGGGAGGCGTTAAAAGGTATCTAGTTGCATCATCTAATTCAGATGTAAAATATACAAAACTCAGTTCTAAAGAGATGAAAGAACTAAAACGATGCTTCATAGATAACATTTAAACTTTAACGTTTATTAGAACCGCCAAATGGCGGTTTTTTTATGGGTGCAATCTGTGGAGGAGTCATGCAGAATATCACCCCACCAGGGGGCTGGGTCCAGGTACTTCATTTTTTACATGAGAATAGGATGGCAATTCAGGGGGCACTAACCGCGTTCTTTATTGCTTTATTATTTTCACTGTGGGATGGGATTTCCTGGAGACGCTCATTTAATGCGGGGTTTATCTGCGCATTCGTTGCCCTTGCAGTAGTCAGTTTGTTAGTCCAATTAGGTGTTTCAGATATGGATTGGTCTTTTGTAACAGGTGCGGCTGTAGGTGGTGTAGGGGTGGATCGCTGCCGTTCTCTGATTAACGCGGCTGTGACGTTATTTGCAAGTAAGAAAGGTATCAACGATGACCAAAGATGAAATTATTAATGGTCTGCTGGGCCGTGAAGCGGGTTACGTAAACCATCCCTCTGATAAAGGCGGTCCCACTAATTGGGGTATCACTGCAAAGACCGCCCTGGCTCATGGCTACAGTGACGTACGCTCACTGACGAAAGAACAGGCTCGCGCTATTTACGAGGCTGATTACTGGTATGGGCCGCGATTTGATCAAGTTGCGGAACTATCACCGAAAATCGCAGACGAGCTTTGCGATACCGGCGCGAATATGGGCCCATCGGTCGCAAGTAAGTTTTTCCAGCGCTGGCTATCGGCTCTGAATCTGCGCGGCAAACTCTACCCTAACCTTGATCCCGACGGGCGAATTGGTCCGCGAACTATCACCGCGTTAAAAGCTCTTCTGCGGCATCGTGGAAAGGATGGTGAGACTGTCGTTCTTCGCGGTCTTAATTCAAGTCAGGGCGCCCGTTATCTGGAGCTGGCTGAATCCAGAGAAGCCAACGAGGACTTTATTTTTGGTTGGATGCTAAACAGCGTTGATATTCCCTGCAAGTAACTGTTCTTACTACTAATGCTATAAATAATACTGACCCTTCCTAAGAAGCAAGAGTTTTACAGCATTGCCGATTCTGTCGTCGCCTCATACTACGCCACACGAATCATTAGCAGTGTTAAAGTTATTGGCTGTATGAAATTACAACTGTTTATTTATCAGGTTGAACCTGTCATTTATTTGAATGAAAATCCCTTAAATCACTAATAATAGGGATGTAATAGTGCTATCTAATTTAGAGCGTTGGGTTTCAATTTTAGAGTTCGCAATTAAACCTAGCCATGACGAAGCCCCATACTTGCCTTTCGAGCAAGTCATACCTCGCCTCATAAACACCTTCCAGGCAGGAGAGGCTGTAAAGCTATATAACAACAATACTAGGGCTCTCAGAATTTCGGATCTCGACTATGACGAGGAGGCCGGTGTACTGACACTGTTAGTCCAGCTTTCTGATCAACGTATGGCAGATCCAGTGTTTGCTGATCTTGAGAGTGGAAGCCTCAGAAGAGAACCAAAGTTGGACGGTGAAGGAATCGCTGTCTCAGCCCACTTTGTCATTAGTCGAGATGCAACTCAAGATTCAGCAGATCACTACAAGGCTATTGTGGAATGCGTACCGGGTATAACGAAGAGTGTATTTGAACCGTTTCTGAATGCCATTTTACGAAAAGCATACGAGAATGAAGAGTTTCAAAGCCCTTTGACTCGTAAGACGTACAAACTACGCCCAACTCTCAACGTCCTTTCTCATGCTTCAGAAACCTTTGAGCAAAGTTTACTTGGCTCGAGGCTTCAGGGCATTAGGTTGATCAGCACAAGACGTGAAGAACCACTGGATAAAAACCCATATACTGATATGATTGAAAAATCAGTGAAGTTGAAGATAAAAAAACAGCCAGGGGTTTCAACACGCAAACGCTTGTTTGCTTCACTCAAAACACGGGCACAACGTGAGGGGTATACCAAACTGATTGTTAGCTATTCTAAGGATGGAAAACAATCAAGTTTGGACTTGGATGTCAGAGAAGACGCGGCTACAAAGCTATTTACAAAGCAAGAAAAAATCATTCTTCCTGACGGAATTGAACAATGTGAAGCTGAAATACATGCTGACTTGCAGCAAAGGATGATTAGGGTGCTCAACGCCTAAGGAGTGGAACATGAAACTGCTTGCCCCACTAAGTTATTTACGGATCAAGCACGATGAAAAGAAGCTCTACGACTACTGGTTCCCCCTGTTCTGCGCTGCAGTGATTAGTGTTGTCTACTTGTGTATGGATGAACCGTTCAGCCTTTTGGGTAAAGGCGGGCTTGTCCCACAAGTCAACGGTTTGCTCCAGGTTTTGATTGGCTTTTACATTGCTGCGTTGGCTGCAATAGCTACATTTGCTAATCCCTCTATTGATGAAAAGATGGCAGGCAAAGCACCGGTGATAAAAGAGCTTTATCGAGGGAAGGTAATCGAAGTACCTCTCATCAGGCGTAGGTTCTTATGTTATCTGTTCGGTTATCTATCTTTGGTCAGTTTTATTGTTTTTGGATTTGGTTTGGTTGCTTCTTTATTCACAAAATCAATAACTTCGGTGATGGAGCTTGTTCCTTATCCTAAAGCTTTACTTGTGACGAAAACTGTTTTTTTATTTTCATATAGTTTCATTCTCTTCAACATGATTTGCACCACTTTGTTGGGTTTGTACTACCTCGCAGTGCGAATACATCAGCCAAATGACTAAACCGCCTTCGGGCGGTTTTTTATTGCGCTGGCATTCTGTTTTTCCTTGATTTAAATGAACATTTCAAAGCCCCGTCCTGGCGGCTTCTAAAATGTTTATCCAACGATACGGATAAACACAGAGATACCCTTTAGTGAGGACATTAAGCGGCTGTTAGTTATCTATCGCGCGCCCCGCGCACTACTGCCGGCCGCTTTCATCTTGTGAGAACGGAGCTGTATGAACGATAAACTGAAAATCGTATATCGCCCATTAAAGGAACTAACGCCATATGCGCGAAACGCCCGAACCCATAGCGGTGAGCAGGTAGCGCAACTGGTAGCCAGCATCGAGGAATTTGGCTGGACGAACCCTGTGTTGATTGACGAGAACGGCGAGATCATCGCTGGCCATGGTCGCGTTCTGGCTGCTGAGGCCATCGGCATTGTCTCTGTGCCGACGATAAAGCTGACGGGCCTGACGGACGAGCAGAAACGCGCCTACCGGCTGGCTGATAATAAATTGCCTCAGAATGCCCGCTGGGACGATGTTTTACTGAAAAGTGAATTGCGGGATTTGGCATCAGGCGATTTTGATTTGTCGCTGATTGGCTTCAGCGAAGAGGAATTAAACGCACTTCTTGGTGACGTTCAGGAGATCGACTTCAACAAGGATGAGGATTCGGGCGGAATAGATATCAACTATCTGGCATTTTCCCGGAAAAAAATCCCCATGACGGAAGAAGAGGTGACGGGTCTGCTTAATGCCCTCAATGATTACGTAGAGGAAAACGGCTCGTTCTTCGGTTTTGTCTCTCACCTGATTGGAGCTGAAACCGATGCTTAACCTGACTCATGATCTCACCGAATTACACGGCGCGAAATATAACCCTCGTCACATCGATGAGGATGATTTGTCTGCGCTGGCCGAGAGCATAAGAACCCTCGGGCTGGTGAAGCCGCTTATTGCTCGCGGTAATTTGCTGGTGGCTGGTCACCAGCGATCAAAAGCCCTGAAGAAACTGGGTATCACCGAGGCGGCGGTGTATGTGCTGCCGATGGACACTACGTTTTACGATGAGGTGCGGTTTAACCAGTTGCATAACGGCACGGATATGGATTCCGGTGATGAGGTCTGCGTTATTTCTGGTCTGGGGGATAAATCTGGCTTCTGTGTTGTTCAGGCGGCACAAGTAACCGGAAACCTCAGAGCGCGAATGGCTTACGTTCGCCGGGAAATTTCAGAAATGATCCTGAAATATGGCCCGTGGGGTGGATGTGTGGCCACGCAATCCGGCGAGGTTATTCACTGCGCCCAGTATGCGCTGGCATCACTTAGCGTTAAATCGCCGCTTACGGTGTACGTGATACCTGATGACCGTAAGGCTGAATACAAAAAGTATCTGGATCGCACTTACGGCGTATTCAGTTACGAGCACCTGGAAAAGCATACCTATGTGCAGACCTATGCACAGATGATGCGTCTGCGTACCGGGGTAAGGAAAGAAAATCACTCACAGCTTTATGAAAATCTGGTTATGCCATGGCTTGCCAGCCAGCCGAACGCCAAAGCGTTACGCGGTATTGATTTCGGCTCAGGCCAGGGAGACTACGCTGCAGCGATGCGTAAGCGTGGTTACGATTTCCATGATGTTGAATTGTTCCGCCGAGTGGGCGCCGGTAATGCGCTGGCGATAACACAGATACACCGGATGATTTCGGTAATGTGCGAATCGCTGACTACCCTGGGGCTTTACGATTACGTTATTTGCGACAGCGTGCTAAACAGCGTTGACAGCCCTGAAGCAGAAAGGGCGGTAATGACGTTAATCCGTGGGTTATGCAAGCCAGGCGGCGCGTTGTTCTTCTCAGGTCGCCGCCTTGAGTTTGAGAAAGAGTCGTTGAGATATAGCCAGTCTGGATCGCGTAAGTCGAAGATAGTTTTTCTGGATGAAAATAATTTCACGGCGAAATACCGGAAAGGCCACTGGTTTTATCAGAAATTCCATTCTGCTGACGATGTGAAGGCGCTGGCTGTAGAGCATGGCTTAACACTCATCGTTAACCGGAACGGCGGATCATCTTTCCAGGTACACGCCACGCCCCCAGACGCTACGGACAGCGACGCTCTGATTGAAGCGATACGTTATGAGTTCGAACTACCTTTACCCGCTGGTAAAAGGCTGGGGCGCTCTGGTGATGTACTGAAAGCTTTCGGTCTGGAGTAGTCGCTATGCAAAGTCCAAATCTTGAAAAAGTTCAGGGATGGGCGGCAAGGCGGTTAACGGAACAACAGATTGCCGATGTGATGGATTTCGATCTTGAGGAATTGAGAAAGGATCGTGACGAACTGAAGAAATTCAGGGAGGCCATCAGAAAGGGGCGTTCACGGGGCGAGGCTGAGTTACGTGACGCGTTATACAAGCGTGCGAAGCAGGGTGATGCTTTTGCATTCACCAAGCTAATGAGGCGTGAAGAACAGGATAGTGACTAATGAGTAAGCCGGATGAGAAAGCTATCGAGCGTGATTTCTGTGCTGGCGTGCTTTCTCAACAGGACGTTGCTGATAAGTACGGGAGCTCGTTTAAAGCACTTCGCTACATGGCGAAAAAAAAAGGCTGGGTTAGAAAAAAATTAACCGCGGCAGAAAAGAAAATGTTAGGGGCAAGTAAGGGGCAAAAAACAGGGGCAAAAAAAAAGGAAAGTTGCCCCAAAAAAAATGCCCCAAAAACTGCCCCTAAAGCTGACCACTCACACGATGAACGGATATCAAATTCAGAGGATGAAATTCTTACTGAAGAAATTGACGATCTCGGATTCGAACCTAGTGAGTTCAGGCTTACAGGAAAGCAGTCTCTTTTTGTTTACTGGTACATCATTACCCGTGACAGAGTGACGGCATACAGAAAAGCTGGTTACAAATGTGAAGGTTCAAACGTTTATCCCGCTGCTTCTCAAATATACCGAAATATAAATGTCGCCAAAGCTATCACCGTGATGGAAAAACGAGTGTCGCAACGATACACGGCAAATCTTGATGAGCTGGTGGATCAGCTGGTAGCGATAACCCGCGCAGACCCTAATCTGGTTTCTCAGTATCGACGGGTAAACTGCCGTTACTGCTGGGGAGATGACCATCGTTATCAGTATCGTGACGATGACGAATATGACAGGGCAGAAAAAAAAGCGGCGAAGGACGGAAAATCACCGCCTGAATATGGTGGTGTCGGTTTTATTAGTAACGTTGACCCAAACCCGGAATGTCCTCGCTGTAATGGTGAAGGCGTAGGGGAAATCAAACTGGGAGATACGCGAGATCTTTCAGGTGATGAACGTGTTTTCTATCTTGGCGTTAAGCAGACCAAAAACGGGATAGAGGTTATTACCGAAAGCAAGCAAGCCGCTCGTGCCATGCTGCTGAGAATCCTCGAAACCAGGAAGGACGATGATGATCTGGGCGTGATGAACGTCATGCCTGTTCCAACTGCCGGTAATGTTGATGAGTGGGAAAAACAATCCCAGGCACTTCAGAATCAATTACTGAAAAAATGAAATTAAACGCGGTGTGGTCGCCCCTTCCGGGGTCGCAGTCGCTTGCCCTGAGTTGTCCCTGCAACGAAATACTGTTTGAAGGTACACGCGGCCCAGGCAAAACAGCGGCGCAACTGGCGCGTTTCCGGCGTAATGTTGGCGTCGGTTACGGTTCTTTCTGGCGGGGAATTATTTTCGACGTTGAATATAAAAACCTCGCTGACATTATCACCCAGTCAAAGCGCTTTTATCGTCTGTTCAATGACGGGGCGCGTTTCTTGAGTTCTGGCTCAGAGCTGAAATGGGTATGGAAAACAGGGGAGGAATTGCTTTTCCGTTTTGGTAGTGAGGAGGATGATTACTGGAATTTTCACGGGCAGGAATTTCCCTTTATCGGATTTAACGAGCTGACAAAACAGCCAACGTCCGAACTGTACGAAATGATGTTTTCTTGTCGGCGTTCTTCTTTCAGGCCCGATGATTACCCGGTGTATATCGACCGAGATTTTTTACAGCAGACGGGACTATTTCGTTTTGTGAAAAAAAATCACAGAAAAGCAGAACCGCGTTTATTGCCAAAAATCCCCTGGAAACATTTAGCACGACAAACCCGTTTGGGGTTGGTCACCGCTGGGTAAAAAAGCGGTTTATCGATCCGGTACCGAGGGGAACGGTCAACCGGGATAAACACATCGTATTTAACCCGCAGACACAAGCGGAAGAGGAAATTACGCTCACTCGCGTAGCCTTGCACGGCTCCTACAAAGAAAATCCGTATCTCGATCCGCAGTACATTGCTGACCTGATGGCGATTAAAGATCCCAACAGGCGGGCCGCGTGGGTAGATGGCTCCTGGAACGTCACCAGTGGCGGGCGCTTCGATCACCTCTGGAATGAAAAACTACATGTCATTAAGGCGTTCAATATCCCTGATTCATGGGCCGTTGACCGCTCCCATGACTGGGGTGAATCGAAGCCGTTCTCTAATCTCTGGTGGGCGCAGGCTGATGGAACTGCAGCAACGCTTCCTGACGGGGGTAAATTCTGCCCTCCTGCTGGTTCGCTCATTCTGATTGCGGAGTGGTATGGCTGTCCGCCTGAAGAAATCAACAAGGGGCTGAATATGTCCTCAACAAACGTCGCTAAAGGCGTGGCGTGGGTTGATAAATATCTGGCCGGTAGCGATGCGGAAATTCCCCGTGAGATTCAGAACGACGAAGGACAGGTTCTGGGGCAGATGAATCTCGTACCCGCTATCTGTAAAAAAGTCAGAAAGGGGCCAGCAGATGGGGCGATTTACAACAGCCAGGATAATGAGCGCTCTATCGCTGAGAAAATGGATGATCAGGGCGTTGAGTGGCTTGAGGCAAATAAATCACCCGGTTCGCGTATCAACGGGGCGCAGCTTTTTTGCGACATGCTCGATGCCGTCGTTGAGGCAACCAAAAAAGAGTCAGGCATCCCTGAAACACCAGCTTTTTATGTGATGGAACATTGTCGTGGATGGATAAGCCGCATACCTGGCCTTGTCCGTGACTCTAAAAAGCCGGATGACGTTAATACTGCGCAGGAGGATCACGACTGGGATGCTACCCGTTATCGCGTCCTGCATAACCCTCCGAAACCTGCATACGATATCAACCTGGATACCACATTCTGATGGCAAACAACGACATTACTTTTGTCAGGCCTGAGCAGAAAGCGGCCTGTGCGCTCTGGACAAAAATCCGCGACGTCTGCAAAGGCGCTGAAGCTATAAAGAGCAAAGGGGGGGAATATCTCCCCCTTCTTGATCCCGGGGACCGTTCAGCAAAAGCCAAACAGCGAAATCAGGATTACCGTGACAGGGCTGTTTTTTATCCCATTACCGGCAATACCAAAATCGGTCTGCTGGGTATGGCCTATCGAAAAGATCCCACGATGACCGCACCGGAAAAACTGGAATACATGAAAACCAATTCGGACGGTGGCGGCGTGAGTATCTATCAGCAGTCTCAACTGGTGCTGGAAGATATTCTGGAAACCGCGCGTCACGGTCTGTACGTGGATTACGCAAAGGAAAGCGATCAGGCGATCATTCTCCGCTATAAGCCAGAAAATATTACCAACTGGCGAACGGAGCGCATTAATGGGCGCAATCAGCTGGTGCTGGTGGTCCTGCGTGAGGTCATCGAAGAGAAAGACGGGTACGGCTTTAAAGAGCGCGTCCAGTATCGCGAGCTGTCGCTGGAAGAGGGGAGATTTATCTGCCGCGTCTGGCGCAGTAAGGCTGAGAACGGAGGCAGCGCTTACGCCGTTGATGCTGAGTACCGACCTAAGCCGAAAGGGAAAGAATTCTGGGACGAAATTCCTTTCACGTTTGTCGGGGCACAAAATAACGATGAGACGATAGACGATCCTCCGCTGGCTACGCTGGTGGAAATCAACCTGGGCCACTACCGGAACAGCGCAGACTATGAGGACAGCGTCTGGTTCTGCGGTCAGGTTCAGCCTTATATGACGGGGCTTGATAAAGACTGGCGTGAACACCTGGAGAAGAAAGGCGTGAAAGTAGGTTCACGTAATCCTCTTTTGCTGCCTGAAGGGGGCACTTACGCTTACGCCCAGGCGCAGCCCAACATGCTGGCTAAAGAGGCGATGGACAGCAAGCGCGATTATATGGTTCAGCTCGGCGCCAGGCTCATTGAACAAAACAGCGCCACAAAGACAGCAACACAGGCCAGCGGGGAACAGTCTGCCGCAACGTCAATCCTGAGTATTTGCGTATCAAACGTGTCTGAGGCCTTCAGTAAGGCGCTGACGTGGTGCGCGAAGTATCTCGGCGTGAAGGATGTAAAAGCGGATTTCAGTATTAACCAGGAGTTTATCGCGAAAGTTGCAGATTCCGGGATGGTGGCCGTTCTGGTCAGTGCCTGGCAGTCAGGGGCTATTCGTGACAGTGACCTTGTGCGCGTGCTGCAAAAGCTGGATATCATTGACCCGGCTGACAGCGTGGACGAGGTGATCAACTCGCTCCGTAACGCGAAGCCTACGCTGCTGGGTAGCTGATATGGCGACCGTTAACGAGCAACTTCGTGATGAGGCCATTTCTCACGCTATCGGGATAAATCGCTTCGGCACCGGAATAGCAAACCGGATGCTGAAAATCCTCAATGCCAGTGACGCGGATATCAGCGCAAAACTGATTGTGGCGCTGGAAACCCTTTCCCCTGAAAGTTTCACCGTGAGGCGGCTTGAATCGCTTCTGGGGGATGTTCGTTCGCTCAACCGTCAGGCGGTTGACTCCATGTTTACTGCAATGTCTGGTGAGCTGCGGGCGCTGGCAGGTTATGAGGCGGGCTATCAAATCAGTCTGTTCGATTCACTTCTGCCGGATATCGTTCTGAATCGTTACCCGTTGCAGGGCATCACGGCGGATATGGTTTACTCCGCCACCATGTCGCAGCCTTTTCAGGGGCGCTTATTGTCGGAGTGGGCCGAGGGTCTGGAAACCGACAGGATGACCCGCATCGTTAATGCTGTCCGTCATGGCTATCTACAGGGGGAAACAACTGAGGCCATCGCCCGAAGGGTAAGAGGCCACGCTAACAAGGGTTATAAAGACGGTGCGCTGCAGATGAGCAGGGCAAACGCCACCAGCATCGTTAAATCAGCGGTCAATCATCTGGCAGCAACCGCACGGCACAGCTTCTCAAAAGCAAACAGTGACGTTATCGAGTGTAAGCAATGGCTTTCAACGATACGTCATTACCTAAAACAGTCTCCATCTACGCAACGGTCTATTTATATGGGGTATCGGGGTCGAGCACCCCTATGGCTGCTATTTCCGTAACCATTGACGGTGAGACAAAAACCTTTCCTAACTTGTCTGTTAATGGCTCAGGAACAACCAGCGCCATTGCTGTCCCTGTTTTGTTTGCTAAATCAGGGATAAGCGCCAGAACAGTTACGGCAATTATAACTGTTAAAGATATTTCCGGAATGGCGAATGCTTCGAGGAAGCAAATTATTGCACCCATCATGCAAGTAATGCGCGGGTCAGGCTCATTTACCGCCAGTTAATCAACAATAAAAAAATCAGCCCGCCATAGTGCGGGCTTTTTTATGGAGTAAAAAAATGGCAGAAGGTACGATTAATTTAGTGAATAACTCCACGGCATTAACAGGTGTGGGGACCGACTTTGCATCGAAAGTGACACCGGGTGATTTTATTTATGTGGAGATTGCCACCGTTCCATATACGCTCCCGGTTGATATAGTGAACAGTGATTCCAGCATTACGCTACTGCGTAAATTCTCAGGCCCGACAACATCCGATCTGGTCTGGGTACACATTCCACGCCGCGCACAGAACGCGGTTTACTCCGCGCTGGTGGACCAGGTATCACAGGCATTATTACAGGCGTTAACGAATGAAGATAACTGGCAGAAGCTATTAACAGAAGATGGCGAAGTAACAATAACCCGTCCGGATGGTTCTATATACACAGGTCCGTCATGATTATCTGTTATTTCTAAACTTTCTCGTTTAGTTCAACTTGACGAAAGCACAAATTTAAATTTTCCGTCAGGTAACGCTAGTTTTTTATTAAGGGATAAAGACAAGGTATGGGGAGTATATGACAATGATTTGCCTGGTTGGAGTCCGTTAGGTATTGCTCAAGGTGGTACAGGTAAAGGTACGGCAGATGAAGCAAGGAAGGCGTTAAGTGCTTTTCAGTTTCAGGCATCTAGTATAAAAACATCATTAAATAATTACGTTGGTGATAATTCTGGTGTTTTTCATGCCGCATCTAACAATGACGCATCAATAGGTAATGGCTTTCCATTTCAGATAGCAGGAGCAGTCTGTTCTTTTCCTAATGGTGCTAATGGTGGCAAAGGTTGCACGCAGCTGTGTATGCCATATACAGGATGTAATAGTATCTTTTTTAGACGATATCTCGCCGCAAGCAATAGCTGGGAGAGTGGAGGGACAAATGGCTGGAAAACATTACTATCCAATAATGGGGATGTGGTAGGTGGAAATTCCCCTACGATTAGTGATTGTAACAATATCACTCCTAATAATATTGCTTTCGCTTATGGGACGGGAGCTAACAGTCCGATTGGTTTGACAGGTGTAGTTAATTGTTATTCTAATGCAAGATTTGAAAACTATAAAATACAATTATTTAATAGTTATACAACTGCAAGAATGTTTTTTCGTTCGTATAACGCCGATTCTGCAAAGGAATGGAATGCTTGGGCGGAAGTATACAGTACGTCTAATGCTACCCGAGCCAGTGACGGTACATTAAAAGCAGCTTCACCAGTAGTAAAACTTTTCGCTGATGGATCGTTTGAAACTAACGACGAATCAGAGGGGGTAAAAGTCACTCGTCTGGACGTAGGGCAATACCTCGTTGAAGGATGCGAGGCGCTTAATTCAGATGCGGCCTGGGGTGGCTGGGATGGTGGGTTTGATATCCCTACAGACCGCAACAAACAGCCGCTTGTCTGGCTGGATTATGATGTTCACCCTGATGGCTCCATACTGGTCAAAACATATCATCGGACCCATCCCGATTCCCCAGCGTTCGCCCGTAACCTGATCGGCTACAAAAACGATGAAGGAGAGTTTATCGAGACGGTTGCGAACGGGGACCCGGTAGACATTCCATCGGATCAGTTTGTCAGTGTGCGCGTTGAAATGCCACTGGATAGCGTCTGGAGCCTGCGTCAGAAAGAAATTGCTGACATGATGGAGGCTAATGCCGCTAACCAGGAATCAGTCACTGACGACGCAGTGGTGCGAGATTAGCCCTCAACACATTTTCAGCGCTGGATGACTGAACTAGCCTCAGCGTTCCGTAGTGAAGCACTGGATAAAGCGTTTCATGGTTGGTAGTGCGATTCGGAACGTAAACTATGTCCAGAAGGGATTGTGATGCGAGTCTTTTGATCACCGCGTTATAACGTTCCTCAGAGTCACATAATTCAAGACAGGCCGCGCGTCTCGATATCGGGTCATCCTTTCCGAATCCAGAGCACAGCACCTGAAGAACGCCAGCACATAACAGTAAATCTGCTTCCAT